AGTTTTTTTAATAACCACCTCCACCACCACCAGAAGAACCACCACTTGTTGAACTTGGTGAACTTGTGGAAAATCTTGATTCTTGATAATAAGATAATGATGATATTACAACTGAAATTCCAGGAAAATAAGCATCAGTTGTTTCAATTATACTTTCGTTATAAGAAATTACATTATCAATAGTTCCTGTTATTTTTAATGTTAAATCTGTTTTTTCATAAAAAGGTGTTTTTAAATCATAATCTTCTTTTGTGATTTGAAACACTTTTGAATTTTTATCATTAGCTTGTCTTGCAAAATACAATGTAATAAATCCTCTTTCATAATCAGTTTCAGTTGGTATTGTTGGTGTTTCTTGTAAATAAATTTGTGATTTTTTATCAATCAAACTTTTGTATCTGTAAAAATCTGTTATACCACCTTTTTCTTTAAAAATTAAAATTGAATTTGTTTCGTGTTGTGCACTTGTCATATAAAATTCTTGTTTATCACGAGTTCTATGAATATGATAAGGAATTCCCTCTGGTATTTTAGTATCGTTGATATCAACAAATTCATTTCTTTTAGTAACACCGGCACTTTTTATTACTTGAAAAGAATTTTTTGTTATAATGTCTATAAATTTTTTATCCATTATTGTCCTTCCACATCACCACTAAAAGCATTATCGGATACACTAACTTCAATTTCATCTGATTCTTCTCCTCTAACTACTTCTCCTCTTTCTTTTAAACCAATATTACCATTTTTTCTTTTAAAGTTCCACAACACACGACCAGTTACTTCGGTAGTCCAAGTGGAAGCATCTATGGTTTGTGAAACATTTTGCATAAAGAAATAACAACCATTATTTGTAAATTTATCAGGTAAATAATTACTTGTATATATATTACCTGGGTGAATACCCGCTATTCCGTCCATACTCATTGTATTGGTTAAAAATAAAAGTCCTAATTCATCATAAGGTGAAGCTTCTCTAAATCTTGATTTTTTATCTTCTTCTTCTTGGTTTTTCTTATTTTTTTCTTTTAACGAAATTTTTAATTGTCCATTTTCTGTGTAGTTTCCTGGAAACTCTACTGAAATTTTACCCAAAGTGTCTACTATTTTTTCATTTTGAGATGGTTCACTATCCGTTATGTTTTCTCGAATTTTACCAACATTATCTATATTTGTAATAACTCCAAAGTCTATTCCATCTGTAAATGATAATGGTTTTGTAAAATCTCCATCTTTTTGTCCCCATTTACTAAATTTATCACCAAGTCTTGCAAACTGATAAGGTGGAACTCCTGCAAAATATTCCGCATTATCTAATTTAAGTATTCCGGTTGTTCCTTGTCTATCAAAATCAATTTGTGCTGCAATATTTCCTCCTGTTTTATTATCAATTATATTATCTGATTCTTCTGCGTATCTTTTTGATAATAAAATTTTAACACCTTCACTTGTAATATCTGATGCTAGATTTGTTGATTTTATAAAACTTTCAGTAATTTTTATTGGAAAAGTATAAATATCTTCAGTATCGGGTAGATAATCTGGTAAAAATTTAGAACTAGTAAAGATAACTTGTCCGTCATTTTCCGCAACATTTAACATTGGAATTAAATTAAATATTGGAGCAGAACTATTAAATGACTCTAATAATTGATTAAGAGCTCCTCCTAGTGTTGTCATATCTTTAAATATCATTTTTAAATGCTCTACATTTATAAATACATTTCTTAAAATACCACGAAATTTATTTGATGGGTCATCAAAGGATTTGATTGTTGATTCATCACGAACAACAAGTTCTAAAATTTTTAAAAATCTATATTTTTCTGCTTCTGACTTTAGTTCTTCAATATCTACTGATTTTAAAACTTCATCACCTAGTCTTCCACCACTAAACACATCACCAACTGTTTTAGCTGAAAGTATTTTTTCAATTTCAGATAATTGAATGTCTCCTGTTATTAAAATTTGTGCATCAATTATTTTAGCGGTTTCTTGGTCTCTTTTTATAAATAATTTTGCAGCTGACATTTCAGGAAGCTGCCCTATTTCTGTGACACCTTTTTTAAACAAACCTCTTTCTTCAAATCCTCTTTTTGATAATGATTTACTTTCACTTTCAAATCTGTTGTTTTGTTCTTCTGCATCACCAAGTTTAAATTTACCAGGAAATATAAATTTGTAAATATCTTCTGTTAAAAAATTTGGGTGATTGTGTATTTTTTCTTGAAACATTTTTTGTCTAGTTTCTACATAGTCATCTGTAAAGGTATCAAACCCTTCTTCATCAGTTTCAAAAAGTTTTTCTCTAATGCTTCTAAATTCTAATATTGGTGTTCCTTCTTTATTTACTAACCCAAAAAATCTATTCAATATATTGTCTTCAAACCAACCCCAACGAATCCAAGTTTCTTTTGCAAGTGTTTCGGTAGTTTCAGGTGGTCTTACACCAGGTTTTTCAAGTCCATTTCTATCAAAGTCTGTTTTGTAGTTAAATCCATAAGTTGTTCGTATAGATGTTTGAATTAAATTTTTATCGTATCTTATTTGTTTGGTTATTGTTTCGTTTCTGTTACGAGTTGTTTCACTATTTAATTCTTGTGCTTTTTGTTGTCTAGTTATTTGTGATTGACCACCAATTATTCTATTATAACTAGTGTCACTATTTTGCTCTCTAAATCTTCTATCTGCTTCTCTTTTGATTCTACCACCGGAACCTATACCAAATCCTTTAACTCCATTAGGCCAATTAGAAAAATCATTATTGTTGTATTCTTCTCGAACTTTATTTTCTATTTCATCATATTCATCATCTTTTTCTTTCTGTAAGTCATCATATTTTTGTTCAACTTCTGTTTGATTAGCAAAAAGTGTTGTTTTACTAATTTCAACATCTTTAGGGTCTGTAAATAATTCTTGAATTGTTAAATGTAAATTATTCAATACAAAATTAAAACTTTCGGTAAATTCAAGTCCTCGTTCTGTTTGAATATCTACACTTCCGTCTTCTTGTGTTTGAATGGTTGTTGTTCCTCTGTCGGCTCTTATAAATTCTTCCGTTGTTTTTTTAACTCGGCGACCAGAACTATTTGGATTTAAAGAAGTGTCCTCAAACTCAAATCTTTCTACTTTTTTTGTATCAATAATAATTTCTTTATTTTCAAATTTTTCTTTTTTTATCTTAACAGCATCATCATTAATTCTTTGAGATAAAATATCAGAACCTTGTGAAACAATGTCGGTTCTGCATTCAAATCCACCACCAGTTGATGTCCACTCAAAGTTTTCAATATACCCCATAACAGCATCAAAATTACCTTTTCCTTCTTCAATAACTTTTCTTCTTAGTGTTCTTGGATTTCTTATATTTTCAAGATTTTCCGGAGTGATAAAAGTTGTTGTTGGTTTGTCGGCATAATTCCAACCCCACTCAACATAAACTAATCTATTTAAAGTTAAAAAACGATAAGATAATCTTTCTAAATCATCTAAGTGATGACATTTCCAAGTAATTGAAACTCTACGAACAAAATAAACATTTGAAGTAGATTGATATTCTGATGTTAGTGATATTATACCAGGTTGTGCTTTAAATTGTGATTGGTATCTTTTAGTCCCATCTGAATTTTTATCTGGTTGATATTTAAATTTACCACCTTGTTTTTGGACATCAGAATATAATTCAAACCCATAATTTATTGGATTAAAATTTACTTCACCTTGAGCACGATTGTATTCTTGATTACTCAAAATTATATCCTCACTTGAAGGGAAATTTTCATTATCTAAATTACCTGTTGGTGAAACTAACTTTGGTGATGACAACATACTAATGTATGGTGTTCTTACAATATTTTTTTGAATTTCTTTACTTGGGTTTTTACCACCAGTTGATTCATAAGGATTTTTATTTCTTTTTAAAACTTGTTTTCTTTCGTTTAAAGTTTTTTGTATGAGTGGGTGAATTGGATAACCTAACATTGTATTACCTATTCATTGATGAAAATTCATTTAATATACTTTGTATTTCTGTTGGAATACGAAGTTGTCCTTTAAAATTTTCTGTTGTAAGTGCTGTAAAACCTTTTATTCCGTTTGCTTGTGCAATAATCCACCACAAAGTTGGGTCTTTGTAATATTTATTTGCTAATAATTCTAACCTTGTTCCGTATGAAGGCTTGATAAATATATCTGAATTTTTCAATGGAATTTTTGGATACATAGTGTATGAATATACTCTATTTAAATCTTTGTTTCTTTTTATTCTCGTGTCGTTATATCTACTCATTATTGGTCACTTCCTATTGATTTAAACCATTCAGTTAAATTCGCTTTTAATTCTTCTCGTAGACTTGTTTCTTTAATCCATTTATAATCTTTTCTATCAACTATTAGATTATCACCTCTTGGGTCTAATGTTGGGTCTGGTGTTGTAAGCAATGTTCCTCTTTTTTCATTACTATCTTTCAACCAATTTAATTCAAAATGTTTTCCTTTTGCATTTGGTAGATATTTTCCAATGTAAACATATTCAACGGCTATTTGACAATAATGTGGTAATTGTAAATTATCTTCTATTTCCCAAGTTGAATTATCAGGAATTGATAAGTTAATTGATGAAATGTATCCAGGTGTATCTGAGTATAAATTACCAATGGTTAAAGTTGTGATTGGTGAAACCATTGTTTGTCCACCATAAGCATCTATATAATTAGGATAACACATTCCATATAAATAATTTATTTTTTCCCATAGGACTGGCATTTCTTGTCTTGTTTTTGGAAAAATATCAAAAGTAAAACTTAGTTGTCTATTTGCTCCTTGATAAGTATGAACATTTTCTGAACGACCAATGTATCTTTCTGTGTTGTATTCGGTTGTTACATTATCTGTAATACCGCTTAGAATTGCTCTAAATGTGATGTGTTTTTCATTATAAACATCATAAAATTTAAATGGTATAATGTCTTTATCACTTGCATCTTCTCCGTATGGTGTAATGTTTACTTTGTCTACATTTTTAGAACTTCTATCTCCTTTGATTGGCCCTTGAAATGTTCTTGATACTTTTTGACTTACTCCTAAAACTCTACTTCCTTGTCCACCAATTGTTTTTATTTTTCCGTATGCTTTGGCTTGGTATTTTTTTAACTTAATATCTTCACCAATACTTAATCCTTTTTCAATAGAACCAATTGGGTCATCTTTGAAATTTTTAACGGCTTTTCTAATGGTTTCAAATCTTGTTGCAGTATTAGCTATATTAGAAATTGTATCATTTGCATAAAATATAGAATTTTGTTTGATAGAATTTTCATAATTGTTTTCTATTGGAATATCTACACCAAATGCTTTTAATCCTTTTAAAAATGTGCTTGCTCCAGAAGAAATAGATTGTCCTAAAATTTGTCTACCTTCAGAAGAAACCGTAGATTCTAATTCATTAATTTTTCTACCGGATTTTTCATAAGCTTCATCAGGTTTAAATTTACCTTTGAACTGATTTAAGTTTGATTTTAAGTCTACTAATGCCATAATTAAGTATTTAATCCTTTTCTAAAATTCTTTTGTTCTCGTAATGATGCTTCACCTAACTGCACTAATTTTAGTAGTGCATTTACATCCATACCAACTTGTTGAGCGGCGAATCTAATTTGTTGAGCCGTTAATCCTTGAACTGCTCGTAATTGAGTTGCTAATTCTCTTTGTGCTTCTGCTATTCGACCTTGTGAAGTTAAAATTGCAACTCTATCTAATCTTATTTGTTTACCAGTGATAATGGATAAAGTTTGTTCTTTTTCAAGTCTATCCGTGATGTTTAATAATTCATCACCAAAACTAACAATACTACCAAACTCTAAACCAACTTTTCTTGCTGCGGCAGCGGCTTTAATTAAATTTTGTTCTCCTCTACCGATAAACGAAGCGAAAACATCAGCATTAACAGCTAAATCTTTAAACACCTGACTAGGTGCTACACCTTCTAGTCTAGCAAATGATGTTAGTGTATTGATTGAATTAAGTGCTAAATCTTTTGATTGTCCTGTTGCAGCTGTTATTGACGCTAATAGTTCTGCGGTGCTTTCTGCTGTTAAACCAGAATTTCTTGCTACTCTTGCAACATCAACTGAAAATTGAACTACTTCGTGATTTAATACACCAAAAGTATCGGCTAATGCTTTGTAAGAAGCTTCAATATCCTCACTATCTAATAAAAATCTTTTTGCTTGAAAGTTTGCTAATTGAATGGAACCGGCTACTTTAGCGGCGTCCATAGCGGTTAAACCAAAATCTTTTCTTATTTCATTTACTAGTTTTGCAAATTTTATACCAAGACTTACGAGTGTTGCGAAAGCGGCTACAACAAAACCAACTTTACCCACAAGGTTTGTAAAATTTTTAATACCTTGTTCAATTCCTTGAACAAAATCAAAAATTCCAGGAGCTAATCTTTGAACTTCATCTGATAAATCTGTTACCGTTTCTAATTGTTTTTCTGCAAGTTCTAAAGCTGTTTTATTTATATTGTTTCTTACCGTACCATCTTTTCTTAAAACTTGACCTATAATTTGTTGCTTTCTATACCCACCAGAGATATAATCTGTAAATGCTCCTGTTTGTTTTAGTTCTTCATTTCTTTCTTTAGCAAGTTTATGAAGTTTTTCGGCTACATCTAAAGCCTCTTGATGTGATGATGTATTTTCGGCCATTTGTTTTATTTTTGTATTGGTTTAAATTAAATGAATTTATTTAAAGTATTCGCCTCTAGCAAGAGCTCTTTTTTCAGCTTTTGTTAGTTCTGGAACACCTCTACTTCTTAAATAACTCTCTAAGTCATCCTTGGCTTTTTCTGCTTTTTTAATTTTCTTTTTAAACTCAGGGTCTTTTTTTGATAATTGTTTTAGTGCTACTGATTCTACACCTCTACCGATTGTTCTAAAAATACTACCGATAAGATTATCAACTATACCTTCTGTTATTTTTTTGTATTTTGCCATAGAAATCCTTATTGTTATTCAGTAATAAATATAAAGAAGTTAGGTTTTTGTGTTAGGATTTGAACTATAACTTGATTTGGCTTTGTCGTATGCCTTTTGTTCTTCTTGATATTCTTTTACCAATCGTTTAAAGTAAAATTGTCTTAGATAAACGGGTAGATTGTAGATTTCTGAAAAAGTAAATCCACCTTTTGAATAAAAGATTATTTGGAAAATTTGTTCGTGAATATCTCGTTTATACTCGGGACTCAGGCCAAAAAAACCCAACGGTAATAGGTACCGTCGCTGTCTCCTTTCCACCTTGACTATTTTTAACTTCTGTTTTAAAATCAATATCTGGTGTAATTGTTTTTAAGTGTTCCCTAAAAGCTAAAGAGTCAATTGATAAAAATTCATTATCTACAAAGTTATTAATAATTTTTCTATCTTGATTTCCGTCAACTGAAACAATTACATATTTTAAACGAGTAGAAAAATCTGGTTCTACATCTTTGTAAACTTTTTTCAATGCTTCTACTTCGGTTGAAATTTGTTTTTCTAAATTTACGGTTGGTAATTTAAATGTAATTTGTCTTTCTGTTTTAGGTAAAGTAAAGTTAAAAATATTTTGTCCTTTTTCAACTTCAGATAAATCTATCTCTGCTTCTTTTAATTTGGTTAAATCAATTTTACCTTTAACTTTTTCACCAAGACTATCTGTATAATTAAACTCATAGTTTTTACCATAAGCTAATATTCTTGCTCCAACGAGTAGTGCATTTTTATCACCAATTAACATATCTTCTAATTTAATAGTTTTATCAACTACTAGTGTTTCTAATAATTTATCCAACACTATACCTTGTTGAATTAAATTAACTGATGTTAAGATGTCTTCTTCTTTTGCAGTCATATATTTCATTTCTACTTTACCACTTGACAAAGGATTGTCTTCTGGGTAGAAATGTCCTTTAGACGGCAGTTCTATAAACTCCGTAGGAAAGTTATTTTGTGTCATTATTACTCCTTTTGTTTAAAACCTTTTAAATAACTATATTATTTTTTACCACTAAAGATTTTTTCAGCACCTGCGATACCAAAACAACCTAATGTGATAATAACAAATGAATTGTAAATGAATTCTTGAATTACTAATTCGCTTCCAAAAGCACCAGTAATCATATCAACTAAACTAGTTAATGTCATTACTGCGAAAGACATAAAACCAATTATTGATTTTTCATTATATTCATTTTTATCTTTAAATATTTCACTAAATCCCATTTTTTATCTCCTATAAAATTTTATTTGGGTCTGGGTATAACAAATATACTACACTACTACCACTAACTCTTGACAAACCTAATTCATATACGGTGTCTGTTTGAAATTCTGTAGCGGCTACTGCTTCTCCGTGTTGAGAAGTCAATACCGAATCTCCGTGAACTGAACCAGAAATGAAGAATCCAGTTGAACCTTTTTCAGAACCTGTTGCGTAAAAATCTTTTGCTGTTACTTTTGAGATTTTACTAAATTTACCTATTGGATAACTCATTCACTTTTCCTTAGAATTGTAAGATTGCATAATCATATTTTAGAGTTAATGCAATTTCAACTGGGTCTGATGTTGCATAATCCAATGTTCCGAAGTTAGCTGCTTCAATGTAAGTTCCTTTTAAAGTCCACTCTTCAACAATGTCTCCGACTGGTCCTAATAGATTAAAAGTAATATCTTTTTTGTAGAAGTCAGAATAACCTTGACGACCTGTTACTGATTCGTGATGTTCTCTAATCCACTCCATCACTCCTTGAGCGGCTGATGGAACTACTGGGTCATACAAAGTAATTTCTAATGGTTGCCAAGCACCTTTACCTTTCACATATCTTTTAACATTAATGTGTTCTAAGACAACTTCATCAAACTGAATAGAAGGTCTATTCATTGCTTTGATTGTGAAGGCTGGTATACCTTCGATATACATAATGAACCTATTTTGTGTCTTAGGTTCAAAAGGTGTAAACATAATTTCTGATGGGTCTAATAGTTCAGCCATTATAAATTTCTCCGTGTTTTATATTCAATAATAAATATAACGAAATGAAAAAAATGATTAAATATATTTGATTATGTTTTGAAAGTTTTTTGAAAGTTTTTATAATAAAAAAAACCCCACTAAAAAGTGGGGTTTTCTTCAGTTTGTTAACTATTATTCAGGGAATGTTGCACCTGTTGGTTGAACTACAAAGTCTAATACGATAAACTCTGCTGTTCTTGTTGGTTGAATAAATATCTGTCCTATTAAACGATTTCTGTCGATTTCATCAGGAGTATTATTTGTATCATCCATAACCACTCTAAATGCACTTAAACCACTATTTGACTGAACATCCTCTAAGAAAGGATTAACAACATTTAAGAAACGATTTCTTGTTGCTGTTGTGTTCTGTTCAAATACTAAGAAACGAGAAGTTGATGCGATAAATTTCTTTAATGAAATTAACAATCTTCTTACATTTACTCTGTCTAATGCACTTGGTTTTCCTTGAAGAGTTTTCTGACCAAACACCACTACACCCTGTCCAGGGAAAGTAGCGATTGGGTTAACTCTATTTTCATACAACTTATCTCTTTCACTATGAGTTAGTCTTGTTTGTGCTTCAACAACATCTGCTAAACCACCACGATTTAGACCTGCTGGAGCGAACCATTCAAAAGCTACCTCGTCATTGAATGCAATGACACCAGGTAAAACAACTGAAGGTGGCACCCAAGTTGGTCTGTTTGTGTTTTCGTCAAGTATCTTAACCCACGGGTAATAAGTTGCTACAAAGTTAGAATCTAATGAACTTACATTACTTGTTACGGTATCTACTGAATCACCATACAATGCTGAATCAAGAATAAAGAAAGTATCCGCTCTATCTTCAACTTTGTTTATTGCGTGATTAGTAACATTTGTGTGTGTTCCGTGAATTACACCAGGTAAAGCTAACATATTGATATCAAACTCGTCAGGATTACTTACTGCGTTAATAGCTCTTTTGTAAACAATAGAACCACTATCAGCTGATGTGTTTAAATTAAATCCTTGTGTGTTTGAACCTGCAATGTCTGTTCCAACAGCATAATGAGTTGCTGGGTTTTGTCCGTCAAATCCAAATTGGAAAGGAATTGAGAACTTTCTTTGTTCAATAGCTGAATTAGAAAGTGTAATCAATTCTGTTTGGTCTGCGAAAGTTGATGCTACTGCTGTAGCTCCGTCAGAACCTAACATATTTTCCAATGACATAGTAACATTATTACCAGTTAATGTGCTCACCTTTGGAATTGGTGATAAATATTCTCTATTGTTTAGATTACTAAAATCAAATCCATAGAAAGTATTTTGGTCAAAGTCTGCTACTGATGAACTTTGGTTTGATTTAAATGATGCAGTTACTATTCTTGTTGATGCAATATCTGTTGAACCAAAAGGAACATTTAGTTTGTTAAATCCAAAAGGAACTGCAGTAGTTGGGAAAGTTTCTAAATCTGAAAAATCTCCTACTCTAATGTGTTTACTTTTGTTTGGATAATCACCATAAAAAGTTAATTTACCATTTGAATCTATTTCTACAAATCTATCACCAATTACTCTTGCGAAATAATTAGTTTCACTTGGGTCAAATGTTAAATTATCAAATTGTTCCATTACTGAATCATTGTCAGGTCTATTAGGGTCATTACTAAAGTTTACTGAACGCACTTGTAATGAAAAAGTTCCGTAATCAGAACCAGCAACACTACCAGCATCTTTTACATTTAAGATGTTGATTTTGAAGTGTTTATTTACATTACTTCCGTGTGAACGAGTGTAAACTCTAAATAAATTAAACCTAGAACCACCAATGTTCTGTGATTGTATGTAAGGTGTTCTTGCATACTGGTAATCAGAATTACCTGTCCAAGCAGGTGTTGTTCCGTCTGCATTAAATCCAGTTGCTCCGTCTGATAAATTCAGTCCTTGAACTTCGTTTGTTGCTGAAACAAAACTACCTGTTAATTTTGAAAATAAATCACCGTGAAATGATTTAAAATTCTTGTATACATATACTGGTAAAGTATTGTTTTGTGGGTCACTTGGTAAAACTTTATCTATGTAGTCATCACTTCCTGTATTAAATGAAAATGTTTTTTCAAAACTTTGAGCGGAAGTTGAAGATGTAAAGTGTAATACTGAACCCGTATGACTACCAAGTGTTGTTCCGTCAATACCAACTGTACTGACTGAACCTGTAAAAGATACGGCTGAACTACCTAATCTTGTAGGGGCTAAAACTGATAAAACCTTGTCTTGCCAAGGATTATCACCAGTTGAACCACTAACAAATAGTGTTAGCGTATCGGCTTGATAACCACCAATTGCTAAAACACGAACAATTGTTACTGTACCAGCAGATTTTAAATATTGTTTAGCCGTGTAAGGGACATAAAAACGAGAGTCAAGACTTCCAAATATCTCTTCAAACTCACTAAAACTACTGATAATTGTCGGTGTGAATGCTGGGCCTTTTTGTGTTGGCCCGATTAACGCCGCTCCAATTTCAGAAATTCCTTGTGGTAAGAAAGATAAATCTTTTTCTCGTGTAAATACACCAGGGCTAACGATTCTTTCTGCCATTATTTTTCTCCGATTGGTTGAAATTAAAACTAATAATAAATATCAGCTTATAATCTCAAAAGTGTTATACGATACTAATTTTTTTAGTTGTTTTTGGTTTATTCAGCACTAACTGGTGTGTATTCACCTGTTTGTGGATTTAAAGAACCTGGGCCATATTTTTCAGTTAGAGATTGAACTAATTCAGTTTCTTTTTGACGATTATCGTCCCACGCTTTTTCTAACGCTTCTTCTGATTGTTCTAATGAATTAAATTGTCTTTCTAAATTCATTCTACTGACTTTTAATTGACCAAACTGAGTTGAAATACCTGCATAAGTATTTTGTAACTCTTGTAATGATTGAAGTTCTTCTTCAGAAAATTTTACTGCTTCACCATCACTCATTTGACTTTTTAGTTTTGTTTCTTCAGCCATTTGTAACTCCTTTATAGTTTAACTGCTTTATATCTACGACCTGAACTATCATTGTTTTGTAGTTCAACTGCTTTTTCCCAGGCTTCTGTTTCATTATCGAACGAAAAAGTTTGAGTTTCACCAGAACCACTTAATTGACTCCAAAATTGTTGTTTGGTAGCCCACTCAGGGTCTTGTGAACCTGTTAAAAAATATTGTTTTACTACTATCCAAGTCATATGTTAATAAATATCAGTTTGTTTTTTATTATTCAATTTTTTTTATACTGGACCTCTTTTATTCATCCAAATTCTTTTAAATTCATCTCTATTATCTTGTTCACCCACAATTATCTCTGGTGCATAATAAATATTACCTTCTCCTTCTAAATACCATTTTATTCTTGCTTCTTCTGGGATTTCTAATTCTACTTCGTGATAACTAATTCTATCGTTATCCCAATAATGATGATGATGTTCGTATCCCTCCGAATAAACTGAACTTGGTCTTAGTATATTGTTATACCAACTAACAATAGCTCCTTCTTTACAATATGGTGCAATCAACCAGGGAAATAGTGGTTTATTTTTCATATCACCATATGGGTCATAAAAGACTGCATCATACTTTTTATCTGTTGGTATACTATCAGCCCAATCACCTTTAACAGGAATTACATTTGGTTTATCTTCTGCCCATATTAATAGTCGTTCATATACATCATCATTTATTTCTATAATTGTATGTGAATTAATATTGTGTGATTGTATATGTGTTGCACTAATACCCATACCAAATCCAGACTCTAAGATATCACCACCATTTCTTGTAACGATTTCTGCGTGTTTGACCATTATCGGGTCTTCCCAATCGGACATCACTTCCCAACCTATTTCTGTATCTAATATTTGAGTATCTGTAAATGTGTATTTTGCTTTAGCGGCTCTACCTTTCATAACCTATTATCTTCCTCCACCACCAGAAGTATCTTGATTACCACGACATTCTAACATACTATGTGGTGCAGATGCATTATAAGAACCACCATTTGTAAAATCACTTGTATTAAATAATTGATTTATAGTAGTTAAACTTGTATTTGTTTTATAAAAACTTGAAATATTAGATTCATTATATGTATCACCACCTTGTGCTGCATTCAACAAACTTGTTGTTGAAGTTGCTCCTGCTGATTCTGCTGAACCACTTAAAAATATTTGTCCTGACAAATTTACTGCTGCTCCTGCCATTATTTATTCCCTCGTAATTTTTTAATATCTTCTTTTAATTCTTCTATTTGAACTTGTTGTTCTTTAACAGCTTCTACTAATACGGCTGTTAATTTTCCGTAATCAACACTTTTATACATTGTATCTGAATTTAAGTCTTTACTTTCTTGGACTACTTCGGGTATAATTTTTTCTATCTCTTGTGCTATCACACCAATATCGTGTTTACCATCTCTTTTTTCTTTCCAATCAAATTCTACTCCTCTTAATTGTAATACTTCACTCAATCCATATGATATATCATTAACATTTTTCTTTAACCTTATATCAGAACTTGTTGTTGTTGAAGCGGCTATAACATCTCCATTTGCGTGGAAGTCTCCATCTGACTGCATCAAGAATAATGAATCTCCGTCGTCGCGAAATTCCCAATTCATAGCACCTCGATTACCAAAGAACCTCATAGTTCCTGTTCCTGAATTGTCATAATATCCTATACCTGCATTTTCATAGGTATTAGAACCAGGTATGTTTGAACCACCCATAAATGAAATATTAGGACTATAATCAGAACCACCGTGGTCTATGTACATTACTCCAGTAAAGTTGGAAGTTCCATTTACTTCTAAATCAGCACTTGGTGAACCTGTTTTAATACCAATAGACTCCGATACAATCAACGAACCAGAAACTACTTTGGTATTTCCGTCAAAGTCTAATACAAGTCTATCAGGCATATATGCTGATGTTACATTTCCACCTTCTGGTGCTCCACCTAATGCAATTCTTGAAGTTACTCCTGAAGTTGCATTTCCTACAAATGTAATGAATCCAGATGTTCTACCGGAATTTGGTTGTCTTGGATTGTTATCATCATAAGTTAAGTTGTGAGTGATTCCACTTGATAATGCATCCCCAGTAGTATTTAGTGCTAAACCGGCTTCTGCTTCTGCGTGAGTGTTGGTGATTCTAACGGCAGTATCCATATCGGTATAAGTTCCGTTTTGAACTTCAATATCAAGAACACCTCTACCACTGGTAGTAGAACCACTTATTTGCATTCCGTAATCATCTATTTGAACTCTTTTAGTCCCACTTCTACCTCCAGTCAAAAATTCAATTTTTGAAGTAGAAGAACCTCCATATAAAGTTAATTTGTGGGCTTCTGCACCTACTGCTAAACCACCACCATTATCATCATATATTCTTTGGTCATTAGCAAATTGGAATCTTGTTGGTTGTCCGATATGAATCGCACCAGTTGAACCTTCAATACGCATTGGTGTTTCAATATTCCCACCATCATTTATACTAAATTTAATATCTTTGTCTTGTGCACTTTGTGAAATATGTAACTCACCAACTGAATTAATTATATGAGAATTAGTTCCATTGTGTCTCATAAATAAATCAACATCATTACCAACACCTAATAATGTGTTATCTCCGGTAGCAACATAATTAGTTCCACCCTCTACTAATTGAAGTAATCTTGTTCCACCAGCATATATTCCAATATTATCAGCACCTTCTTCTGTAATATAAGTATGTCCTGCACCATTTACTCCATCAAAATATAATTTGTTAGTTGC